AATAAGATCCAATATTTTGTCCACTTCAAATTTCTGCCAGGACTAGGATTTTATGGCTTTGGACTCATTCATATGATTGGCGGATTGAGCCGTACCGCAACGGCGGCTCTCCGTCAATTATTAGACGCAGGAACTTTATCAAACCTACCAGCAGGATTTAAACAGAGAGGTGTCAGAGTAAGAGACGAGGCAGCTCCTATACAACCTGGTGAGTTCAAAGATGTTGATGCACCAGGCGGTAGTTTACGAGATGCGTTCTTTCCATTACCATACAAGGAACCATCACAGACATTATTAAATTTACTTGGTATCGTTGTTCAAGCAGGTCAGAGATTCGCGAGTATTGCTGATATGCAGGTTGGCGATGGCAACCAGGCAGCGGCTGTTGGTACAACAGTTGCATTATTAGAGCGTGGTTCGAGAGTCATGAGCGCTATACACAAGAGATGTTATGCGGCGATGAAAGATGAGTTTAAATTATTAGCAAAGATAGTCTCACAATATCTACCACCAGAGTATCCTTACGATGTTGTCGGTGGTGCAAGAAATATAAAGCAAGCAGATTTTGATGACAGGGTAGATGTCGTGCCGGTTGCAGATCCAAATATATTCTCGATGTCACAGAGAATAACACTTGCACAGACA